GCCGCCATCAAAAGCGCACCGCTTGGGAGGGTAGACCGTAAGATAGCCTTACTGCGGTACGTTGAGCGGCTCCCGCTGCCGGACATTGCAGCACAGACACATTACAGTCGGACGGCGATAGGCTACCGACTGAAAGGCATTGAAAAAATGCTGAGTGCGTGATATAATAGTTTCGTCTAGGGATTAGTTTTGAGCTTTTGCTCTGACAATTCAAAAGCGGCATGCTTTCGGGCTTGCCGCTTTTCTTTTTGTGCGGTTCCGCTCTTGATTTTAGACTTTGCCGTTTTGGCGGCATAAAAAATCCCCTGCTTTGCCAAAGCCCTACGTTCCACGCGGGATACTTTGTAGGCAAAGTGGGGGATTTTTTGTTTTACAGCAGCTTATAGTGCTCAGCCAACAAAAAGCGGACGTATGCCGGGCAGTCCCGGCTTCCGGCACACCAGTTCTGCACCGTGCGCAGCGGGATGCCCGCGCATCTTGCAAAAGCGGTCTGCGACATTCCGGTGCGGGAGATCAGATCCCGCATGGGCAGGTGTGCCAGATCCCAGATGATAGACAGCCGCTCCTTTTCGGCGTCCAGGTCGATACAGCCGGAAGCGCCATCCTCGGCGCTGAGCGTCACGTTATTCAAAAAAATCTCCTTTACGGCTCGCGGATTGCTTGCCATAATAAAAAGTTCAGCGTTGCTATACATGGTATACTCCTTTCAAACGCGGTCTTTCACGGACAGGCTGATTTTGCGCACAAAGCCATCAGGGAACTTCTCGCCGCTCCAGAGAGAACCCAGCTCTCCATCGCCGCCGTTGTCGCGGGGATACTCATAGAAGGCGGTCATGCTCAGACCATCGTTGACGCGGCGCAGCTTCACGATGCGGTCGGGAGCAAGCGCGATTTCCCGGGTAAGCTTGCCGTTTTTGTCCAGTGCATCCTCGCACAGCCACTGAAGCGCCGAGATAAACTCGTCCATCGTGATGGTAGAGTGGGCAGCCCAGTCTTTAAAAATGCGGCTGTCGCCTGCAAGAACGATCTTCTTTTTAGTCTCAAAGCTGGTCATGGTAGCTATTTCCTTTTTTTGTGCGATTTTGGTTTCCTTTACTGTCTATAATATACACCCATTGGGTGCAAAAGTCAAGCTTTTTTCAAAAATATTATACCCGATGAACGTATTTTTGCCCACGCTGCCCTTTTGCAGTGTGGGCGCTTTTTTGTCCTTCGTTGTACCTTCGTTGTCTCTCCCGGTGTGGCATTCTGGTACGATAAACGCAAAAGGAGGAGCGCTCATGTGGCACAAGTTCAACCCAAACCCGCGCGGCAGCAGCGTCGGTGACTGTGCAGTGCGAGCCGTTGCAGCTGCCACCGGGCAAAGCTGGGAGCAGGCATACATAGGGCTTGCGATGATGGGCTACGCACTGGGCGACATGCCAAGCGCCAACCGCACATGGGGCGCGTACCTCCAAAAGCGCGGATTTAAGCGCCGCCTTGTCGAGGCAGACTGCTCCACCTGCTACACCGTGGAGGATTTTGCAAGGGAGTACCCGCGCGGGATCTATGTTCTTGGCTGCTCTGGTCACGTTCTGGCTGTTGTCAATGGCGAGTGGCTGGACAGCTGGGACAGTGGCGCAGAGTGCCCGATTTATTACTGGTACAAGGAGGACTAAGCGATGCCGATTTATAACGGATACCCGCAGACGTACTACCAACAGCCACAGGGGCAGTTGGAACAACTCCGAGCGGCGCAATACCAGCCTCAGCCTGTCATGATGCCGACAATGCAGGCACAGGCCGCACCGGCTGATAGCGGCTTTATATGGGTGCAGGGCGAGGCTGCAGCGCGTGGATATTTGGTTGCAAACGGAAGCCGGGTGCTTTTGCTTGATGCCGATGCCGATACATTTTACATAAAAGAGGTGGGGCAGGACGGCAGGCCGTTCCCTCTGCGCATCTACGACTACAAAGAACGATCCAGCGCCCCAAAAGCGTCGATTGCGGCCACGCAGGCCGCAGGCGGGGAGTATGTTACTCGTAAAGAGTTTGACGCGTTAGCGGCAAAGCTGGCGGCGCTGGAAAAGCAAGAAGTACCAGAGCCAAAACAGGAGGGTTAAGCAATGGGCAGCAGCTTGTATAATTCGATGGGCCGACAAACCCAGAACCCTATTGGCGGGCAGTTTCAACAGTTTATGGGCCAGATGCAGGGCAAGAACCCGCAAGAGATGATAAACCAGATGCTCACCTCCGGCCAGCTCTCACAGCAGCAGCTCAACGCCATCCAGCAGAGAGCGCAGCAGATTGCCCCGATGCTTATGAAAAATATGTTTGGATTCTAAAATGCGGCCGCATTTAGAATAAATGTTTCAAAAAACACGAAAGGAGCAAGATTATGTCTTTATCTTCCGATAGTGCAGTCCTGACCATGCCGGTGCAGCCTGCCAACAACAGCTATAACAATGGTTGTAATGGCTGGGGCGGCGACTGGATGGGCTGGATCGTCCTCTTTCTGATCTTTGGCATGTTCGGATGGGGCGGCATGGGCGGCTTTGGCTGGGGCGGCGGTATGGGCGGTGCTTCGCCTTATATGACCAGCGCAGTGACCCAGGCAGACCTGCAGCGCGGCTTCGACAACCAGAGCGTCATGAACAAGTTGAACGGTCTGGAAAGCGGCCTGTGCGACGGTTTCTATGCCATGAACACCGGGATGCTTCAGGGCTTCAACGGCGTGCAGCAGGGCCTGAACGGCGTCACCAACGCCATGCAGCAGGGCTTCAACAGCACCAACGTTGCGCTGATGCAGGGGCAGAATGCTCTGGCTACACAGCTGGCAGACTGCTGCTGCAAGACCCAGACCGCCATTCAGGGAGTCAACTACAATTTGGCCACGCAGGAGTGCGACACCCGGAACCAGATGCAGCAGGGCTTCTGCGCAACGCAGAACACCATGAACAACAACACCCGGGACATCATCGAGAATCAGAACAGCAACACCCGCGCGGTGCTCGACTTCCTGACCAATGATAAGATTGCCACCCTGCAGAGCGAGAACAACGAGCTGCGCCGGGCTGCTTCTCAGGATCGCCAGAGCGCGTTCCTGACCACCGCAATGAACGCGCAGACCAACCAGATCATCGGGACTCTGCAGCAGAAAGCTCCCGTGCCTGCCTATCAGGTGCCCAACCCCAACGCCATTTACTATGGCTGTGGGACCGGCTGCGGCAGCTGCGCCTAACCGAATAACGGCAACTGACTACAATTTGTAGCCTGTTCAGCCCCTGAGCTGATTTTGCAAACCAGAGCGCCGGGGCAGTAGTCCCGGCGTTTTTATTATGAAAGGAGCATTCAAATGACCGTAACAGACTTGAAGCAGCAGTTTGTTGACCATTTGGCCAGCATGGACAAAAACAAAATGAGCATGACGGATCTGAGTTTATACAGTTCTATTTTGCATACTTTGATAGACACAGAACGACCGGACTTTTCAGCTTCCTGCATGGAAGTGCTGAAAAACATCTACGCAAGTAAAGCGGGGGTCTGTGCAGAAAAGGAGGACGCGAATAATGGCTGAATTTACCTCTATCACAATCCAGACCGTGGCAGCCGGCCAGAATCTTCCCTTGACTGAAACCGCTATCAAGGGGTCAAACTGCATCAACCATCGCGCAGGCGCTGGCAATGTGACGTTGCGTGGACTTACGAACCAGTGCAAGGCACTGTTCAAAGTGAGTTTTGGCGGCAACATCGCCATCCCTACCGGAGGCACTGTGGGCGCTATCTCTGTGGCGCTGGCTGTCGGCGGCGAAGCGCTCAACAGCGCCACCGCAATCGTCACCCCGGCGGCAGTCGAAAATTACTTCAACGTTTTCGTGGCCGCTTTCATCGAGGTGCCGCGCGGCTGCTGCGTTACTGTGGCGCTCAAAAACACCAGCACGCAGGCAATCAGCATTGCAAACAGCAATCTGATCGTTGAGCGGGTAGCATAAGAAAGGAGATAAAGTCATGCTGGATAAATTGAATCATCTGAAAGATGAGATGTGCGAAGAGCTCATGGAGCTGACCGACAAAAAGAATCGATCCCCTGGCGATGTTGAGATGATCGGCGAGATCGTGGATATCATTCTGGACATCCACCGCATCAAGGATTATTGCGAGGGTGGCGAGTACAGCCGTGCGGGCGAGTGGGAAGCTGACATGCGCGGATCCTTCAGCCGCGACGCCGGAAACGGTTACAACCGGGGCAACAGCTACGCCAACCGCGGTCGGCATTATGTTCGCGGTCACTACTCACGCGGCGATGGCCGTGAGCGCATGATCTCCGACATCGAGGACATGATGCAGGAAGCCACCGGTGCAGAGCGTGACGCATACAAGCGAGCCGCTGACATCTTGCGCAACGCATAAGAAAGGGGGCGGCAGGCATGGATATCGTGGAGATCAACGAACACATCCGCAAACTGAAATGCGAAGAAACGAACTGGCAGAGCGTGGAAAAGCTTGCCGCCCTCTGCACTGTGCGGGACGAGCTGGAAGAAGCACACGCACCTGAAACGCAGACCCAGGCATTGCCGCCCGCGACTTATGCGGCGGCGTACTCCACAGCAGCGGAACCACAAAGCGACTTTGTGGCGGCTGCCAGCTCTGTTCCTTTCGGCGGTCTGATGCAGGTGCTCGACAGACACATGAACGCAATAAAGCTGGTGTACCCGAAAGAGTATGAGCTAGTAATGCGGAAGATTGTCTCTTTGTCTGAGTGACGATGCCCAATAGGCTGAAGGCACAGGGAAAGTAAGTCGCCCGGCCAAAAAAATCCATACATAGCAGCAGCCCCGGGAAGCCTGACGGTTCCTCGGGGCTGTTTTTGCGTTTATAAAGCTGTTTTTCAGCGGTGTGTTACCAAAAATGTTACCATGATAAAGAAAAGAACGTCAATTCTCAGCGAAATGACGTTCTTTTTACATGGTGGAGGCGATGGGAGTCGAACCCATGTCCGAAAAGAGCTCAGTGTAGGTGTCTCCGGGTGCAGGCGATCTACAACATTCCCGCCGCGCCACGCCGATCGTCAGGCTAGCGCTTTGGTAGCTTCATGAG